ATTCTTGGATATGTGTTAGCAGAATTTAAAGGCGGGCATATTAAAACAAAAAATTTTGATAGTAGAACACTCGTTGATTTGTTGAACAAATATACATATTTCAGTTATACTACACAAGATGGTGTATTTATCGCAGATGAAAATGGATATGTGTTATTTAATCTCGAAGATTATATTTCTGGGGCAATACAAGAAATTGAAGTTGGTTCGATTGTTAAAAAACGAACAATTCAAGACGGCTTGTTTATAAGCGATGAAAGTGGAAACGTTTATGTTGATTTTTCAAAGGGAATAAAAACAAGAAATTGGGATGGAAACTATCTACATCCCTCAACCAGTATCAACAGGAGTACCACAGATTTGACTGGTTGTATTAATAAAGCATTTGATATGATACACACCAAATGGCCTACTGCGCAAGTATTTGTCGTTGGTGTAAAGAAAAATGGAAGGACTATGGCTGACGCGAACTCTAGTTATCTGAGACTTAATTCTTATGGCCAGTCAAAAAATCAATATAATAAACGTATCAAAGAATGTGCAGATCTTGCTGGATTTACATATATTGATATGTGGAGCGAAATTGGTATAGACCCTCTTAATCCAACACAAGCAGAAATTTATTATCATAATGCACAAGAAATTGCAGATAGAGGTGTTGACCCAGAAAGAATCAATGATAGAGTTCATGTGATACAAGCTGGTCACGAAAGAATGGCAAAAGTCATATATAATCATATTGTAAATACAAACGGCATTGACACATGGCAGGGAAAGAAAGCGATTTTCTTTGGAGATAGTACTACTGACAACTTGCGGGGTATGCATACTGATAAAGTGTATTACAGTTATTTGACAGACTGGCTACATTTAAGAGACGATGGTATGAACCCTAACGGGTATTCTACAAAGAACACTATTCATTATCCACAAAATGCTGGAGCGTATGGGACGGGTTATATGCTTGCATGGGAAGGACAAGGATGTCTTTATCAAAGAATTCCTAACTATAATGACGATTATGAACTAATTGTTATAATGTTAGGAAGTAACGATTTTGGGCAGCCATTGGGAGAAATATACAATTATTAAAATTTATCAAATACAAAATTATGGGATACGCATTAGTAATAAAAGGAGCAGACTTTTCTGCACAATCAATCGGTAGAGTTGCTTATCAAGATGAACCAACTCCAGTAAAAGGCGGCTGGATGTTTGGATTAGCAACTGAAGTATCGCTAAATTCTAAGATAATTAGAACGAATAACGCTGTAAGCGAGGGACCTTTTGCGTTTTGCGATGATTATAATCAAGCTGTTTCGTTTGAAAATAAAACAATATCGAAGATATTTATTATACCTGCAAAAACTGGTTTTACATTGAAATACGGGCATTGTAGTAAAGAAGTCACAACGCCTTCTGACTTTACGAGTTCAAAGGTTGAGGTTGGCAGTATTTTACTTGACACAAGCAATATTAACACTCAAATCAACATTACGCCATTTACTGTACCATCAGGAAAGACAATATATTTTGAAGGAAGTGGATTAGAATCAACTGACCACGAGTATTTCCTTTCAGTTATGTCGAATAAGATGACAGATGGAGTCCCAAGAGGTATTCCAGGTAAACTTACAAATTATTATATCCCAAACGAGGGGGAACCATATATTAGAAAACTTGACCCACGTTCTAATTGCATTGACTTTTATTACGAATAAGTTTAAACATTGTGTAACTGCTAAAGTTACATAGTTCTTGTAATAAGTAGGTACAAAAGGCAGTCACTTCGGTGGCTGTCTTTTTTGTTGGTAAACCCGAGACACAAAAATGTCTGCTATATGTACGGCAAAGTGCCGCACATTAATGTTTTACCTTTTAATTTCTAAAAAAACATGCCAGAAATTATTCAGCTTCCTCAAAACGGAGGGAATCAGAACGGAGGGATGAGTGTCCTCCCAGTTGCTAACGGCGGTGGTCTTTTCGGTGCGAACGGACAGACAAGTCTGACTGACATCCTCGGCTTTGCAGTCATCGCAAGCATCTTCCCCAACATCTTCGGCGGCTACGGCTATGGTAATCGCGGCGGCGGTGGATGTCCTTGCCAGTCGGTTGACAGTGCGCTTGCGCTCCAGGCCGTTACGGCAGAAGGCTCAGCAAGCCGTGCTGCCATCGAGAACCTTGCAACCTCGCTCGGTCAGAACTACGCCACGGTGCTGCCCGCCATCCAGAACGTGCAGAACACCATCGCAGGACTCGCATCGGCCAACGGCATGGGATTCCTTCAGGTAATCAACGCACTCCAGCAGGGCAACTGCACGCTCGCAGGACAGCTCCAGCAATGCTGCTGCGACAACCGTTTGCTGACCACGACTCAGGGCTATGAGACGCGCATTCAGACCATCGAGCAGACCAACCAGCTCAACGGCACCATCAACGCCAACGGCCAGCGTCAGGTAGATGCCATTGCCGACCTGAAGACCACGATGATCAAGGAGTTCTGCGATGCCCGTGAGCGTGACATGCAGGCCATCATCGACAAGCAGGCCGACGAGATCAGTCAGCTGCGCACGAAGGATAACATCAGCGCACAGACTGGGCAGATCATGGGCTACGTGAATCAGGTGCTTGCTCCCATACAGGCAGCCGTCAAGGAGATTCAGGACAAGATGCCGAACACAGTGCCTGTTCAGTACCCGAACTTGCAGGTGGTCAATGCCACGCCTTACGTCAACGGTGGCTACTACGGCCAGCAGCCCTTCTACGGTGGTTTCTGATTAAGAAAGGAGGCATACGATGATTAACCCTTATTATAACCAAGTGCCATTTGTCAACGGCGGCATACCGTACCTCGAAGTGACCAACGTCACCGTAGGCACGGCAGCTGTTGACCTTGCTCTGGGCTACCGCAACATTCGACCTGTAGGGCTGATGCTTGTTCGTATCGGCAACGCCATCCAGACCGGCACCACCGGCACGCTTCCAGTGACGCTGACGCTCAACGGCAACACACGCCAGCTGACCAACTTCGGCGGCTCAGACGTGACCGTGGCCGACCTCGACGGTACTGGCGTTCTGCTGGTGATGAACGACAAGTTCAACGGCATTCTCCAGCTGCTCAGTACACCAACCCCGACAGCATAATCAACAAGAATTATTAACAATAAAAGGAACTATGACTATGAATTTTTCAGAACTTCAACCCGGTGCCAACTTCTACATACTGAGCACCAACAACGGCCTAAGCGTGGCCGTCGGAACCGTTAAGGGCAAAACCGCAGCCGATGCCCGCCAACGGCATGAACTCACAGTTGGTTGACCTGACCATTAACATCAACGGACAAGACCGCGTAGTGCCCGGACTGCCCGTCAGCCTTGAAGTGGCTGGGCGCGACCCGGAGATCTATACAGGCAACCGCGAGACCGCCGAGCGCGTCATCGACGAGAAGATGGCCGAAGCCGACAAGATGCTGCAAAGCATCCCACACTTTCAGAAGGTGAAGCAGGATGGGCCGGCGTGCAAAGAGACCATCAATCCGGGCTATGCCCAGACACGCCGACAGGCTGAGACTATCGAACAACTTCAACAACGGCTCGCAGCCACCGAGGGTAAGCTGTCGGAAATGACTAACTTGCAAGCTCGCACGCTCGAACTGCTTGAGAAGCTGAGCGGCAAGAAGGATAAAAAAGATTCGTAGTCATAGCGACTTCTTAAAAGCAAAAAGAAATATGATATACGACCCCAATTCAGGAACGCTCATCATGTCAGATGATGACAAGAGCATGAAGGAGCAGATGCGCACTCAGATGCGCAACCAGTTCCGAGGCAGCGGCTCTCACATGGGCCAGGAAGTTGGCTACCGCGAGGCATACCGCGAGGGCTACCGCGAAGGCTACGAACAGGCCATGCGCGATGCACACGAGGAAGGCATGAACCTCGAGAAGATGTCGCCGACAGAGCGTGAGGCATACTTGCGCGGCCAGCGTGACGCCTACGGACGCAACGGAGCAGAGAACCGCAACCAACTCTAAGCGTATGACAACCCAGCATCTATCCATCGAAGGCTACTGGAACGTCACCGTCGTTTATGACGTTGAGCCAAGCGACTTGTCAGAAGTGGCAATGCTCATGCGTCGCGTCGGTGCCAGTCAGAAGATGATAGATGAAGCGACAGCGAACCTTAGCGGATGGAATGCAGGCTACACGCTGACTGCCTTCGGTTGGCAGGAAAGCATCGTCTTCATAGGCCGCGCCACCTCACTTCGTGAGTTCCTGAACACGGTCATCCACGAGGTTGACCATGTTCAGGCTCATGTAGCCGAGTATTACGACGTGCGGCTTGGCACTGAGCAAGCCGCCTATCTGCAAGGGTATATCGGCGGTCGCTTGCTGGAGTTCATTGTTCGACAAATTAATGAGAAAAATCCATGAGTTTACGCACAGCAGACTTTTTTCTTCACGCTGTGAAAGACAGCGAAGAAGTTACGGCCATAGTAGATGACCGCATATACTTGCCCGCACGCCCCACGGTCGACGAGAACGAAGACACCATCCCGTACATGATTGTCATGCCAGGGAATGTCACCAACAACGCTGACACGAAAGACGATGGTGTAGAGGGCAATGAAGACACAGCCAACGTGAGCATTCTCTGCGTAGCGCGTAGCCACGATGAACTGATGGATTTGTGCGAGTTGGTGCGCGAGGTTTGCGCGTTTCGATGGGAGCATGGCGAAGACCCGCAGACACCCATTGAGTGGAACTTCTCAGCCTCCGATGAAATGTACGACCCCATCAAGCCATGCAATTACTTAACACTTAATTATCAATGTATAACTAAAAGGGAATGAATTATGAAAGGTCAGAATCTTAGAATCTCAATTGGTTCACCAGCCAAGTGTGTGGCTTTCGCCACAAGTTGCACCTATCACATCTCGAATTCGCTTGAGGATAGCAGCACGAAGGACACCGATGGAAATTTCCAGAAGCAGGAGGTGACAGGTTGTGCTGGCGACATCTCGTGTGACGCGCTCTATTCCGTCGAGACCGATTCCAACGGCATCAACGGACAAGACGCGCTTGATCTCGTTCTTGCAGGTCAAGAAGTAGATGTGGAGTTTTCACCCACGACAGGAACGAATAACCGCACAGCTACGGGCGTGCCTTACACTTGTAAGGCTATCGTCAACGACATCAGCATCAATGCTCCTAACAGGCAGAACGTCACCTACACCATTCAGATGCAGATGAACAGCAAGCCCGTGAAAGGCGGTGCTGTGAGCAGCAGTGAGGTAGGTGGTTAATTAATCAATGCGGGGGGAGATTTCCCCCGCATTAAAAACTAAAGGAACTATGAAAAAAGGAACTATTACAATATGCGGTAGAGAAGTAGAAATGCTCTACTGTGCAGCAGCTGAGACGGGATATGAAAAGTTATCCGGCAAGTCATCGGACATCTTCAACGCCTATCCCCTTATGAAGGAAGGGCAGCCCGTTAAAGATGCCGACGGGAAACAAGTCTATGAAAAGCCAAAAGCGACATTAGAAGACTACATTAATCTCGCTTATGCCTCCATCGTCTCATTCTATGCAACAGAAGATAAAGAACCGCCAATCACGCTGAAAGACATTCTATTGCAAGCAAGTGCCGCCGAAGTGCAGAAATTAGTCGAAACGGTTGCAAGATTGCGGGCAGAATGGTACATTGTCCCGGACGTTATTCCGGAGAACGAGGGAAAGGATTCAGACGAAAAAAAAGGTTGACCGCCCACGAAATGTTCCAATTTTTCGTGGGCGAAATCGGCATCCAATGGAAAGAATATCTCTATGAACTAAGTTACTGGCATCTGATATTAATTGCAAGAGGCTACCTTATGAGGTCGCACACGTCGTGGGAGCAGTCAAGGCTGATAGCATATCACGCGGCCTTCGCATTTGGAGGCTCGTCCAACACACCGACTGTTGACGAATGGATAACGTTCCCATGGGAGAAACACGACCGAGACGAAATAAGAGACGAGGACATCGAAGCCATCCGTGCAAAAATCAGAGAAGAGAATAAAAATCGGCAAGCTAATTAGCTTGCCGATTTTTTACCATTCCGCGACATAGCTGTTTTGCCATTCATCTGAAAGTGTCATATTCATAGTCCCACTTCCGCTGAACAGGCGCCCGCTGTATTCAGAAGCCCGATTCGCCATAAAGGGAGCAGCAGCAATAGTAGCCTGCCCCAACACGTTGCCATCAATATCTCTTCCCTCGATGATGATATTTGTAGTCCATTCGTTTTTTGTACTCAAGCCGAAGAATGAGCAGCTCAGTTGGCCCGTGGTGCCGATGTAGGATGCAGGTATAGAGATAGTGCGCTCTTTCGTTTCGTTGGCTACAGGGTCGCCGGTCCAGTAATTAAGGCCGTAGTACCACTTGGCCGGTCGCACGGCAACGATGGCAGCCCTGTCTGGCACTTCGTCGGTGATGACGAGACGCAGCTTTGTTGCTACGCGATCGAGAGTCACGGAGATGCTGCCCGTGGATTGGCCGACCGTTACGGCCTTACTCGCCCAATATGTGTCGCGCGGGATGTCCCAGGTGATGGTCTGCGCGGTATCGTCAAGCATAGGGGCAGTTCCGCGACTGGCAACGAAGCAGACCTCATGATCACCCATGCTCATGGTGAGCTGCGGTGCGCTGAAGGCGGCATCTTCGGGCGTAAGGTGTAGCGATTGAACACACTCCTCGGACACGAAGTCGAAGACCCAGAGGTCTGTCATGTCTGACTCGCCGATGGAGATTGCACGGGTGAAGGTGGTATTGCCGAAGCCTTCGCCACCGAGATTAAACGTCACAAGGCGCGTGGCATCATCGGATGCAGTGGGCGATTCATAGGATCGCTCACAGGCAGTCAGCATCAAGGATGTTGCTGCCATTAGTAGTAACTTTTTCATCGTTCTTTTTGTTAGTTAAGAGTTTTTCCATTCTGTCGAAATCATTATGTACGGATTCAGCTAATACCTTGGCGTAGCGCTGAGTCTGTGTGATATTGGTGTGTCCCAGCATGCGCGATACATTCTCTATCTTCACGCCGTTCTTCAGCATCCAAGTGGCGAAGGTATGCCGGGCAATATGCGAGTGAAGCGGGACACGGAAGCCCGCATCAGCTCCGAGTATCTTCAGGCACATGTTATACTTCTGATTACTGAGGGTTGGGACTTTCATGCCGTTGCGCTTGAGCACGTCTAACGCAGGCGGTAGCAGCTGCGAGACGAAAGGCACTCCCGTCTTAACGCGAGCACCAACACGGATGAAGCGGCCATCGACCTCCTTATAGTCTCGGATGTCGAATCGTTGCGCGTCGCTGTATGACATCCCTGTATAGAGCTGGAATATAAAGATGTCTTTCGCTGCGCGCATCATGTTCCCGACTGGCTCAACGGCCAAGAAGGCATCTACTTCGGCTTCCGTCAGAAATGGGACCGTCTCAACGTCACCTCGTTTGAACTGACCGCGAAGCCTGTCATAAGGGTTATTAATAACCATCCCAGAGAGGACAGCCCGCGCTATCATCGCTTTAAGGACTTTGTGATGATTGAAGATTGCACCATCACATCCGTTGCCATTACCGCTGCGAGCCTTTACCGTTTGGTGAAGCCACTCATCCCATCTGTATATATTCTCGGTTGTCACATCCTCGTACCTATTAATGATTGCGCACGCGCGCAAACGCGCGAGAACGGACTTGTACCTTCGTCGAGTGCCTGCCGATAAATTAAGAGTCGGATATGTGCGCTCATACCAGTCGAGGAAGGTCGTTTGTTGGGTGGCCCCGTTTTCGCGCACTCCCCATACTGCCCTCTTAATCTCAGCAACGTCAATCTGGAGTTGGCGTGCGAGCCGGTTGTTCACCTCTCGCTCTACAGCCTTCTCAATAGATACTAACCGTTCGTTCAACTCATCAGCATGTGGATGGTCAATGACCATACCATACTTCCATTCCGAACGAAGCACCTTAACTCCCGTATTAACATAATGAACCTTTCTCTCGTTGGTGACTCTGACTTCGAGAGGTCCTGGACGATTCTTGGCCGTTCGCCCGCGATGATCATAAACAATAGCGGTGGTAATCATAAGATTGTTTACCCATCCGGACGGGGTGGGGAAACATTTGGCAACTTAATCGCCCTAAATGCCCCCAAATATCCCCGATTGCTAATTATGGATTTTCGCTTAATTGCTATAAATATCAGATATTTAGCAATTTGTGCGTTTATCCATTGTGATCCGTTTGGGATTTGTTTTAGATATGTAAATATTTATTTATTAATTGATTATAAATTCACGGGGTAAACATTTGGTGTTACTCTGTTTCTTCAGCTGCTACTGGGAGGCGGTCATGGAACTGAGGATAAATGGCTGATAGAGATGATCGGATGGACATGAGGGCATCTCGTTCGCGGGCCATTTCTTCGCACAGTGTGCGGACTTCGGAGATAGCATCGGAGAACTGGCGGCGGAGGGCTTCATTCTCTTTTATTAACGTGGCGGCAAGTTCGATGATGGACAGCTCAGGCGTAGGCCTGAGCTGTTCTTGTTGTGGCGTTTTTCTGAGCATTTCACCCTGTTCGTAGAGTACCCATTCGACGCTGATGGTTGGGTAAGCGTTGCAAAAGCGGCGGATGAATTTGTCGGTGAGAACGCGCGGAGCACCCTTCAGAGCCTGGGAGACGTTAGGCTGAGTGGAGCCTATGGCGGCTGCCACGTCTTCCTGTCCTTTGATTATTTTGCGCCACACGAGGTAATCATAGGCAGCATTGATTCTTTCGACTTTTGTCATTGTAAGATGTTTTATATAACTTTAATTGTTAAATATTGTATAAAATAAGATATTTCTTCCTGTTTTGTTGCGATGGAATAGAATATTTTATATTACTTTGCGCCCGAAAGCAAGCAAGCAAACGAAAACAAAGGGGAAGCTGGACACGCTGGCGAGCGCATCTGTAGCAATGATTCCGCTGCAAATATATGGCTTTCCCACCGATAATAAGATAAAAAATATATTAATTAAGCAAGCTTAACATGGATGCGAAGAAAATAGGAAGAGAAGAATTGCGCAAGTTGCGCGTTGGGCAGACGGAAATATACCACCTGCCGACGGCGAAAGACTGCGCATCGACGAGGGTGGCGGCGAGCTGGCTAATCCAGTATGAGGGATACGGGTTTACGACGAGGACGGATGCAGTGAACTGCGTCATCGCTGTGACCCGGACGAAGTGAGATGGAGCGCGGATGACTTTCGCGCGCAATGCGAAGAAAAAAATTATTTATTATTCAAACTAAAAAACTATGAGAAATAAATGGAAAAAAACAAGGTTGACGAAGGCTCAGCGCACGATCATCATGGTCGAAACGGCTGCCGCGCTTGCGATGTTTGTGGTCGTTATGGTGTTAATTAAAGCTATCATTGACGGCTCGCTTTTGGCTGTCTTTGGCGCGACGATTCCGGCGCTGGCGATGAGCCTGTTGCTGGAGGATGCCGACCGAATCCGTGAGGGAGCAAAGAAGGCTAACTTGGAGGGCGAGTGATGGACAGGAGCCTGAGAAATGACATCATGGAGGCTGTCAGGCGTGCTATGCGTGACACGCTGGAGGACGCTCAGGAAGTGTGGCTGACCGGTGACGACTTGTGCAAGCAGTTCGGCATGTTCACGCCTTCTTGGCTGAAGCGGTACGGGCATAAGCTGCCTCGCACGCGGGCTGTTGTTACGGACGCGGATGGCGTGCAGCACGTCACAGGGTGGGCATATCCGCGGAACAAGATGCAGCGGCTCATACATGATAATGCACTAAAAATGCTGTGAGATGGTAACTGGGTTCTTCCCCTGCGGCACGTTCCACATGTTGTCGCTATCTGACCAACGGAGTTATTTGCAAGACGGCATCGTCCATATTCAGCACGACGGATATAACTTCGGAGGCCACAGGGATAGGTGGGAACGCAAAGA